TATTAAAAATTTCCCCGATGGTGTTTTTTGAAAAAATGTTTTTAATACATACCCAACAAGAAAAGGAAAAACCATGACAAAGTCAACAATCAAATCAACCGATACAACTAAGACTCGACCCGGCGATAAGAACACCGCATCCAATCCGCTGACCTCTAAGGGAGGCAAATAGATATGCCACGCATTTTCAAGAATTTCCAACCGCATGGATTCTTTGTTCCTTTCAAAGAGATCCCGTGCCAACCGATTCCTGTCTACAACGTTCAGGATAGCAAACCAACGACCTGGTGCATTCCGGGTGTTCCGTACGAAGTTGTAGCCGAGTATCTTTTCACAGAACCTTCAGCAAACAGCCCAGTCGTGTGCTCAACCTTGTGGCTCGGCCTCCGCCCTAAAGCTCAGCAAGATTATTTGGACTGGGTACTAGCGTCAGACTTAACTGGCGATGTCACCGGCGTCTATTGCCGCTATAATCTGATGGACTCGAACCTAATCGAGGAGACCTAGATATACGAGGTTTCTTATGCGAAAGGGTCCCCCGCAAGATATAGCCAAGATGGCCCCCTTAGTCGGGGCTGACAATGTAGAGAACAGACTGGTCTCGTTGACCATGGCAGAAAGCGAACGTCGTATATTAGGACACACCGCTTCCGACGCCATGCTCATACATTTCTTAAAACTCGGTTCAACTAGAAACGAGCTGGAGATCGAACGCATGCGCAGAGAGACTGAGCTCATGGCTGCACGAAGAAATTCAATTCAGCAGCAAGGCAATTCCGGGGATGACTATCAACGTGTCATAGACGCAATACTCGGTTACAGAGGAGCCGCCTTCGACAATGAAGAGTTACCGTGATCTCCTAGAGATAGAAACATATTATGAACGACTGCAGTATCTAAGACTGCGCGGAAAGCCAGGAGTCGACAACGCAGATGTTGATCGGTTCTTTGCCGAAACTTTCTACAGAGGCGGGCAGTGGAAAAAGATTCGTCGCGATGTTCTATTGCGTGATGATTTTTGTGATCTTGGAATTAGTGGTTTAAAAATTCCGACAGGTGCTATAGTTCATCACATCAATGCTTTGACGATGGATGATATCATTAACGCTAATCACAGTAAATTGTTTGACTACGACAATCTTATCACTGCCAGCTTGATGACCCACAACCAAATCCATTACGGTGGCGAGACGGTACTACCAACCGAGCGCTATCGCAACGACACAATACCATGGAAGAAAGGAGAAATGTAATGTCAGAAAAAAAACAACCACGGACTACATTCCAGTTTAAACCTGTTGATGTAGACGCCCCAGTTAATTCTACTCCGAGTCCAGTTGCGACAGATGCCGCATCATCTTGGAAAGAAGTTGTAGCGACGGACTATCTTTCTGTTCGTACTGCGCCTAACCCAACAGCTGAAGTCTTGCTGTATTTGACGCGGGGCAGAAAGTACATGGTCGAATCCTCTGGAAAGCCATGGCTTAAAGTCAAGCATCCTAAACTCGGCGATCGCATCGGTTACGTGTCGGCCACGATCTTGAAAGACCAGCCGGTCAAGAACTAGTTATGCCTGACCAAACTATTCTCGAGTTCATTCGGGACGCTACATCCACCCCCGATGACAGCTATGACGCAGTGCTACTTACGCACGTCAACGGCGTCATGTTCGGTCTATACCAACTCGGGGCGCTTACCCTTCAAACGGTTACAGCGGCTACAGTATGGACCGATCTTACGGTTGCAAAACCAGCTATCTTAGAAGTCATTAAACAGATTATAAGTCTCAGGGTGAGATATCTGTTCGACTCTACGGCGTCACAGCAAGGCACAATATATGAAGCCTTCACTGAATATGAAAGCCGCTTATTGATTGAACTGGACTTAGATTCATTCGTACCACCCCCGGTTAGAACACTTCCGTACGATCCGTGGTAACCCTCGTTCTACATTTTTCACATTCAGTAAAGGAGCAATTAATCATGTTGTCAGTTCAGAACGCCCATCTCGGACAGGCCGAGAACAATGAATCCGTAATCGAACATGCCGCCCGTGGTGGTTCCCGTCGCGCTGGTGGTCGTCGCGCTTCTTCCCGTCGCCCAAGTGCTCGTGGTGGAGTTGGTCGTGCTGGTCGCTGGGCTCTTGGAGCCGGTGCAGCTACTGCTGGTATCGCCATCATGGGCCGCACCAAACTTGGTCGCAAGGTCGTTCGCCGGGTCTCTGGGTCGAAAGTCGCGGGCCGTGTTCGCAGTGTAGTATCCAAGGTTGCCAATTCCAAGGCGGCCTGGGGCGCTCGTTATCACGTTGGTCGAGCCAAGAGCGCTTTCGGCAAGTCCAAAATCGGTGGTCATGTTGCATCGATTCGCTCGAAAGCATCTGGTTTGAAAAGCTCTGCCAGTGCCGCTAACATCCGTGCCAAGATCACTGTTTTAAAGTCTCGCCTTCGTGCCAAGGTTCGTGTCAGCAGCAAGACGTCCATCGTCAAAAGCCGTCGATAAAGGCTGGCTGACATGGGTCAAAGACAAAGCAAGAAACGACCCTCTTCGGGGCATACACTCAGAAATGCGTTGCTTCTCGGTGGAGTATACGCTGGCGCTGGTGCCCTAGCCCGTCATGGATATCGTACAGCAAAGGGAAACAAAGTTTTGCGAGCCTCCATAGACAAAATGAAGGGCACGGGCAAGGCCGTTCACAAGGTTGGTCGGTGGAAGGGTACTCATAGCAAAGTCTATCCGATGCTAGGAAAGTCTGGCAAACAAATAGGCGTTACAAGACGTGGTCTTTCTGCTATAGCTAGTACAGTTAAACGCCGCCGCTCAACCGCTGCATTGCGCAAGACGACAATTAAAGCCGGTCCGGCAGCTCGATCCGCGTTTAAAAAGGCTCCTCGCAATGTCGCACGGGGCAAGGTGCGTTCGCCTTCTTACGCTATTACTAAACGGAGGCGATAAATGGCTATAACAGTTACTAAAGCCAAACGAATGGTTCTAAAGAAGGCCGCTAGACCGCTAACGTTTACTCCGGCTCAGCTTAAAGCCAAACGCGCAAAACTCACCAAGAAACAGATTGCTAAGCGTTTGTTGCCAAAACCGATCAGTGGCAAAGAAAAACGCGCGAGGCTCACCAAACGACAGATCGCCAAGCGTCGGGCAAAGGGTATTACAACTGCGTCTGTGGTGAACAGACCTTTAGTTAAACCGAATGCTGCCACAATAAAGCCCAGGCCCCCCGTGACTCCAAGAACTAACAGGAGGGCTCGCTAATGGCAAGATTTGGTGGTCGCAGTTCACGTGGTGGACCGAGACGTCCCGCACGTTCAGGACGTTCCTCATATACTAAAACTCGTCGGGGTGGTCGTCGTTCTTCAAAACCAAATAACCTCGGACGACTCGGCATCGGATTAGGTATCGCTGCTGGTGGTTTACTAGCCATCAACGCTGGAATCCACGGTCTCGCTGGAACTAGTCATTCGATTAAAACATTAACCGGTGACTTTAAAGCGATACGAAAATGGGCTACAACACGCAAGGCGAGTAAAGCTACTTTGGCGGCCTCAACGGTCGCGTTTCATGCTAAACGTGTTACACGCCTGCAAGTTGCCCGGAAGACAATGACTAAGTTCCGTAGCGGCATCAAAACAAAATTCAAAGTCCGCCGTTTCGGTAAACGGTAGAAAGAAGTAGGCAACATGGATAATAGGGCTGTACCAAAATATTATAAAGAATTCCGCGATCAAGTCGTACGAGGCGAAATTCCCATATGTCTAGAAATAGATATGGAGATGCAACGTATAGATAGATTGATCGCCGATCCGAACGTCTATTATGATCCGACAGCCGTAGAAGGCTACATCGCCTTTTGCGAGGCCGAATTAACAAAGACCGATGGAACGCCCTTTACCGTGTTGCCTACCTTCAAACTATGGGCTGAGCAACTACTTGGCTGGTATATTTACGAAGAAACTACGGTTATTGTTCACAATAATGGACATCCACGATATGAACGTAGAAAAATTCGTAGGCGTTTGATCAAAAAACAATATCTAATTGTGGCCCGTGGAACTGCTAAAACGATGTACGAAGAGACTATGCAAGCGTATTTTCTATCGCTCAGCAAAAAAACTATACATTGTGTAACTGTCGGACCAACAATGAAGCAGGCGGAAGAAGTATTGATACCATTCCGCACGGCCATCATACGGCACCCAGGACCATATTTCAAGTTTTTAACTCAAGGCGTGAAATCAAATAATAGAGGCGCCGAACAATTCAAACCGAAACTGTTTTCTAGTAAACGGGGAATTGAATTTACACCAACCGGATCTCTATTAGAGATTCGTCCAATGTCCGTCCCAAAACTGCAAGGACTTAGACCATTTCTGTCAACTGTAGACGAGTGGTTATCAGTCGACAACAGAGAAGACGTTATTGCAGCTCTCGAACAGGGTGCGTCAAAACTCCCCGATTACATAATCATAGCTGTCTCATCTGAAGGAACTTTTCGTAATGGCTCAGGTGATGACATCAAATTAGAGTTACGCAGAATCCTGTCGGGCGAATATAATGCGCCTCATGTTTCGATTTTTCACTACAAGTTGGATGATATCAGCGAGGTTGCTAACCCTGCTATGTGGCCTAAAGCTGCGCCTAATATTGGGTTAACCGTATCTTACCAGGTATTTGCTGAAGATGTGGTTCGTGCCGAGCAGGTGCCTCACGCCAGAAATGATATCTTAGCCAAGCGTTTTGGTATTCCGATGGAAGGTTTTACTTACTTCTTTACTTACGATGAAACACAACCGCACAGACCGATGTTAATGAGAAAGACGATTGTCGCACTGGGCGCGGACATGTCAATGGGTGACGACTTCTGTTCTTTTGGGTTCCTTGCTGATATTGGCACCGATCTGTATGCTTACACTTCATTATCGTTTATCACTGAAAAAACTCTTCAAAAGTTGCCCCCATCATTGCGTATTAAATATGATGAGTTCATCGGGGAAGGTAGCTTGATAGTTCTTGAAGGAACCACTATCGATCCGGAGAAACTGTACGAGCAATTCGATGATTTCGCAACTCGCTATCAACTTGATTTTGGAGCGTTCGGATACGATCCGTATAATGCGTCTGCTTTCGTAAAGCAGTATATTGCAGATCATTCCGAACATTCCGTATTAAAGGTACCGCAAACGTTCAAAATGCTGTCTGTTCCTCTTGGTGACGTGAAGCATCTGATGGAGGGTCGGCGAATAGTGTTTTGGCAAAAGATAGTAACATATACAATGGGCAATGCGATGGTTCTCAAAGATACACTTGGGAATCAACGTCTCTACAAGAAACGTGGAGAACATAAAATCGATGTTGTTGCCGCATTAATTGACGCGTGGATAGCACGTCAAGCACATCCCGAATCCTTTGTGTAGAAAGAGGGAAGATGAGTTTAAAAAGCAGAGTTGTAAATGTTTTTGATTATGCTCGTAGCATGTTCGATTCTGTTATGCTCAAAATCAAATTCAGTAGAACATCCTCTTCTTCGTCGTTCATAGTAGGATCGAGCCCTGAGGCTTATCTGATGCCCATCTACACACGTATTGCCGTGGATGTTGCTTCACAAAAGTTCTCACACGCGTTAGTCGATCAAAATAATACTGTCCTCGCTTCGCTTCCGAGTACATTTTCGTTCTGTCTTTCTGATGAACCGAATTTCGATCAAACGGCGTTCCCGTTCTTTCAGAATTTGGTGCTCAGATTAATGCAAAACGGGATAGTAGTCGTGGTCCCTGTCGAGTTTGACCTAGCAGATGATGGCACGTTCAAGAAAGTCACCGCGCTAAGACTAGCTAACCTGGTACAGGAAAATGTTGACACCGTCGTACTTGACCTGTATAACGACGAAACAGGTTTAACAGAACATATAACCCTTGGAAAAAATATGGTCGCGATTATCGAGAGCCCACTGCGTGATGTAATGGGAAAAAATAATGCGACACTCAAGCGGTTACTGGATAAAATTAATATGTTAGATACTTCTGACAGAAAAAATAATTCGGGTAAGTTGGACATGATTATTCAACTTCCGTATGCGATCAAAACAGATACGAGGAAAGAACTCGTTGACAAACGCATGCTGGAGTTGGAAGAACAACTTAGTAAGTCAGATTTAGGAATTGCCTACACCGAAGCTACAGAGAAAGTGGTTCAGTTGAACCGCACTATCGGTGGCAATCTAATGGGCGAGATCGCAGAACTGACAACCAGACTTCATAATCAGCTTGGAATAACTGAAACGTTCATGATTGGAGCGGCGTCTATGGACGAGATCCGGAACTATTACTCACGAACGATAAATCCAATTACGAGAGCGATAAACGAAGCCCTTACCCGAACATTCATACCAAAGAAAGACCGCCTGTACACCGATTCTGGGCGAACAGACATACAGCAATGGACTCGCGAGAAAGTTGTAGCCGAACGAGATCTTTTCGAATTGGTCAGCCCAATGGAACTAATGGGTTTCGCCGATGGATTAACTCGAAATGAGATCGCATCTCCTACTGAGCTTCGTACTCGCCTAGGCTTACGTCCGACCGGTAATCCGGATTCTGATGTTGTTCGCAACCGTAATATGCCGGTCCAGGACTTAGCTCCGACAGACACGACAGGCGCTGATGCAACAAATCCACCAGCTACGGAGGTACAAAAGTAAATGGCAAAGCCTGATAACAAGATCGATTTCGGGGGTTACGTTACCCGATACAACATTGAATGTTCTGATGGGCGTACTATCGCTCCTGGAGCGTTCAAACATATGGACGGGAGACGCGTTCCGTTTGTCTGGCAGCATCTGAGCGATAACCCTGAGAATATCATGGGTAACGCCACACTGCACGACCGTGATGACGGCGTTTACGCAGATTTCAGCCTTAATAAGTCTACTCGAGCCTCGGCCTTACGCGAAACCGTTGAGCATGGTGATATTACCGGCTTGTCGATTTTTGCTAACCGCCTGATCGAAAAGGGTACCCGTGTTACTCATGGCCAGATCATAGAGGCCAGCGCTGTCATGCTTGGCGCAAATAGCGGTGCTCATATCGATGACACTGCAGTTATGCATAGCGATGGCGAGTCCGGTACAGAAGCTATCATCGGCTGGGTAGAGGACGAAGATGTTGGATTGGAGATGTTCCATGATGACACCACCCCAGATCCTGTGGTTCCCGAGCAAGTTGCTCCCCCGGCTGCAGAAGAACCGAAAGCCGTTGAACCTGAAACGGTTCAAGCCCCTGCGGTTGTCCTTTCGGATACCGCCAAACAGATCGTAGAAAGTATCAAATCTGGTACAATCTCTCTGAGAGATGCCCAGACCGAAAACGCCGAGTTCTTCCAGAATATTTCAGAAGGTGAACTCGCTTTACTCAAAACAGCCCTCGGCGAACTCGCCATTGAGCTGTCACATTCAGATAAGGCAGGAGACAAAAGTAACATGCGTATCTTCGACCAGACCACCACCCAGAAGGAAAACCCGAACGTTCTCAAGCACGACCAATACATGTCGATTTTGGAAGGGGTATCGAAACACGGTTCCCTGAAAAAGTCCTTCCTGGCGCACGCGGAAACCTTTGGTTTTAATCCGATCAAAATGCTCTTCCCTCAGCCGGTCAACCAACCGTCTGACCCGATCGTTATCCAGCGCCAACAGGCCTGGGTGAACGCGTTCTACGGCGGCGCCTTCAAGAGCCCGTTCACGACCGTTCGAACCATTTACGCTGACATCACCGCTAGCGCTGCTCGTGCCCGTGGGTATACCAAGGGTGGTCTCAAGATCGAACAGGTCATTGAACTGCTCAAACGGGAATCCCGCCCGACCACCGTATACGCCAAACAGGCGATCGCGAATGACGATGTCATTGACATCACCGATTTCGCTGTGGTTGATTTCATGTGGCGCGTCATGGAACAGTCCATCTTCGAAGAACTGGCTGTTGCTGGTTTGCTCGGTGATGGTCGTAGCGCCCTGAGCCCCGACAAGGTTAAGGAAGACGCGATCAGGCCCATTTACAAGGACCACAACTTCTTCTCCCACCGTATTTCACTACCCGAGACCGTTGGCGGTATGAATGCTGCAGAAACTCTGAAGATGGTTGACGCTGTTGCCCTGGCCCGCCGGTTCTATCGCGGCAGTGGCATGCCCACATTCTTCACCACCCCAGAATTCCTGGCGAACATCATCACACTTCGTGAACCGACCACCGGTACCCGCTACTACGCGACCGAGGCCGAACTCATGGCTCAGATGCGCATTTCTGGAATCGCCGAAGTTCCCCAGATGGAAGGTTTAATCCGTACTGAAGGCGCTGTTGACTACGGCCTGGTTGGAATCGTAGTGAATCCGATCGACTATACTTTCGGCAATAACCCTGCCGGTGGTATGCAGACCTTCACCGATTTCGATATCGATTACAACTTGCACAAGATGCTGATGGAAACACGCCGCTCCGGCGGTCTGGTTCTGCCCAAATCGGCACTGATCATCGAAAAGGCTGGCTGGTCCACTACCGCTGAACCCGCTCTCCCGACCGACATCGACGACACTGAGGTCTAGTATGCCAAAGTGGGCAGGTAAACTCGGGTTCGTAGCCCCGGCCGTTGAAACGGCGACGGGCGTATACACTGAGCCTGTCACAGAGATCCCTTACAAAGGTGAACTAGTACGGGAGTCACGGGGAGTGACTGGAAAGAACCTTCCTAATCCAGATGTTTACATCAGGATGTCTATCTCCGTGATTCCCGGGAAAGTCTTGAGAGATAATATAGCAGCATTAAGATATGCTACGTATCTCGGTCAGAAGTGGTCCATTTCAAATTGTGAAATGCAGGGACAAAAATTTGTCTTAAACCTAGGAGATCTTTATGTTTAATCGCCTAAGGTTAGATGCAGAACTTAAAACGTTGTTAGCACCAGCTGTTAGTGTTTATTATCAGCCACCAAACAATGTCGAGTTGCATCTCCCGGCCTGTATTTACACGTTTGAAACGTTCAACAACAAAGATGCTGACAACGTCCACTTCCTTCAGTTTGAACGGTATACTGTAAAGCTTATCGTTCCTACCATGGCCGAGTCATACGTTATGGCTCTCATGAAAAATCCAAAGTTCACTTATGTGACATCATATCCCACTGGGGCAGCCCAGTTCACATATATTTTCCGTACCACCATCTGAAATATAAGGAGCAACAATGGCACAGTTATTGAAATGGCATGAAGCTGGCGCTCATCAGTACAAGCAGGGTGTTGATAACATGGTCCTCTTCCCGTGGGACTCAGTCGCCAAAGCATACGGCGAAGGCGTTTCCTGGAATGGTGTCGTGTCCATCGACCACAGCCCAACTGGCGGAGACGCCAACCCCCGGTACGCTGACAACCGGAAATACCTCACGCTGTACTCTGATGAAGAGCTCGGCCTGGCCGTCAACGCGTTCATGTACCCGCCCGAATTCCAGCAATGCGATGGAACCTCATCTCCTGCTGACGGTATGTATGCGTCACAGCAAGAACGTAAGTTATTCGCTCTGGCATATCGCACTAAAAAGGGCGATGAAGTCGCTGGCGAACTGGGTTACGAATACCACTTTGTGTATGGTTGCAAAGCCTCTCCTTCCCAGCAGAGCTTTCAGTCAACTGGCGAGACCCCGGATATCATGCAGTTTTCCTGGACGCTCACCACAACCAAAGTTGATGTTCCAAACTCCAAACCTTCGTCCCACATTGTTGTGGACTCCACTACCGTTACCGCACCCAAGATGGCCGCCCTCCTGGACGTCCTGTATGGGGAAGCCGCGACTACTGATCCTGTGGCAGCCGAAGTCAAGTCCCGCATTCCATTGCCGACCGAGATTTACTCGATCTTAAACGCGGCTTAAACCAGATAATTGTTTTACACAGCAGGGGGTTTACTTAGGTACGCTCCCTGCTATATCATATTTTAAAGGAAAAAACCATGCAAAAAGTAACAGTTACGTACGAAGGCGTTGAAAACACTCAAATCGAGGCAACGCACTACTTTAATCTCAGCGAAACAGACTTCGCCGATATCATCGCGGAAAAGCCGGACTTCTTCAAACCTTCTCGCTTGAAAGAACTGGTAGCCCGTTCAGAAGCTGCTGCAAACCAGGAAGAAAAAATGGCTATCCAGGCTGAAATGGCCGTATTCGTCAAGGGTGTCATTATTCACGCGCACGGCACTCGCATTGGCAATGAATTTTTCCATATCCCGGAAGATACCCTCAAATTCACCAGGGGTTTGGCCTGCCACGCTGTTGTCCAGAAGGTCCTCGAAGATGATGCGTCCCTCGTAGGTTTCTTCATGAAGGTACTTCCGGAATCTGTTCGTGCCAACTTCGCTGAGAACGTTAAATCCTAAATACAGAGGTATGAATGCCATTCGTGGCCGTTCTAAATAGTATCGAAACATATGACGATGCATTGGAACAGTTTGTCCAAGTGGGCAAGCCTGAAGAAATCACATTTGAGCATTCTTTAGTTTCTGTCTCTTTATGGGAGGCTCGGTGGCAACGGGCCTTCCTAACGAGTACATTAACCAGGGAAGAGCAAATTGATTACGTGGGACGATGCATGGTTAAAAGTCCAACAAAGTTAGCAGCTACTGAAATATTTATCAGGCTTACTGTCGAAGATGCTGAAAGAATCTCTGCGTACATGAAATCCAAAGAGACTGCTACAGTAGTCGTTAGACTAGGCGATGTCAAACCTTCCCAACAGAAGGCTCTGACCAATGAGCTGATATACTACTTTATGGTTGAACTCGGGATACCGATAGAGTTCGAACGTTGGCATATAAATCGTTTGCTAACGTTTATAGATTTAATGTCACTAAAAAGAGAAGAGCAAGCTAACAAAGATAAGCCGTTCAAGCCATCCCCCGCTCAGAATAAAGCTCGGAATGATCTAAACGCCGCCAGATTAAAACAGGCTGGTATAAAATGACCGAAAAACTAGGTTTAGCGGCTCGTCTAAAAACACGCGGATTAAACAAGGGAAAACTTTTTTTGATCCTGGAAAAATACGGAAAAGAGGGCGTTAAGGCCCTGCATGACGCCACACCAACCGAAACCGGGGAAACCGCAGACAGTTGGGGATACCGAGTTGGGAAAGATCTGACCCTAGTATTCACTAACCATGAAGTAACAATATTTGGTATCCCAATACCAAAATTATTGATGTACGGGTACACACGCGGTCACCGGAACGTCGCTGGCAATGATTACGTAAGGCGAACATTGAATCCTATTATTAGATCTCTTAAAGATGAGATCAGAAAGGAGATGCTGTGAGCAACAATAGTAAATCAGATAATACTGAAGTTCTTTCATATAAGATTGATACAACTCAGTTCGATCAAGGTATGGACAAAGTCATCGCGGCTCTAGAGAAGGTTGAGAAGCGAGAATACTTGACCCAACTGCAGAGTTCCATAGATGGCATAGCCACAGGCGTTGACACCATGAGCTTTAACAACATGGAACAGGGCTTGGCGCTGGTCGAACAACGGTTCAGCACAATGGGCGTAGTAGGCATGGCTGTAATAAATAATCTGACTAACGCCGTAATAAACTTTGTGCAACAGTTCGTTATTGACAAGATGCTCGGGGACGCTATCAATGGTTTTCAAGAGTTGGACCTGCAAATGAACGCAACTCAAACTATCCTGGCAAATACGTCAAGCAGATTCGGAACAACACTGGCCCAAGTTAATACCGGTCTCGAATCGCTGAACGCATACGCTGATCAAACGATCTACAACTTCAGCGATATGACACAAGCCGCTGGCGCATTTACGGCTGCCGGTATAGATCTTGGCAATAGTATTCAAGCTATTAAAGGCGTGGCTAACCTGGCTGCGTATACGGGCACCAGCGCCGAGGGTGCAGCAAGTGGTATGTATCAGTTCTCTAATGCTCTTAGTATGGGTTATATGATGTTATACCAATGGCGCTCTTTGACCTTTTCTGGCTTGGGAACAAAGACACTTTCTGACGAGATGATCTCATCCGCCAGAGCTCTTGGTATTGATATAGACACTATTCTAAAAGAAGCTGGTGGATCGTTCCAATATAGTCTTGAAGCTGGTTGGGCCGATTCCAAAGTTATTATGCACACGTTAGCAAAGTTGTCTGGCGACGTCACAGAAGATGAACTACGTGCGTTGAAGTACAGTGAAGAAGAAATCAAGCGTATTCTGAAACTTGGGAAGACTGCAATAGAAGCAGCGACTAAAGTCACTACTTACCAGAAGTTAATACAGACTTTAGGTGAAAATGTAGGGTCTGGTTGGGCGAAGACGTTCCGTTTGATCATCGGAGACTTCGAACAGGGCAAAGCTCT